CAAGCAATCGCACCAATCTGCCCCAGCACTGGCACGACGTCCTGCGGCTCTAGTAGCCAGCGGGCCGCTAGTGCTTCGCGGCGACTAAGCAAGGACATGGCATCCTCTAACTGGTTTGCCATGTTGTCTGGGCGTATTGAGATATTTTCTTGCTTAATCTGGGCTTCGCTGGCAGAGCGGAACGCTGATCTGGACATACCGTAAATTAGTTCGGTCATCCCTGTGCGTTCGGCGAATTGCTGTGCAATAGCCGCTATTATGTCCCACAAGTCCTTGCTAACCTGTGGCATCTGGAAGACGCTGATTACATCGCCAATGCCACGGCCAAGAAGTTCTGAAATCTCCACCATCTTGAAGCCGCCTTCGCTGGGGGCCAAGATTTGATCTTTGATGGACTCGTCGGCTGCTTTGCTGACGGCAACTACGGTTTCGCAGGACGTCGCTATCCGCGTGGCCAAGAATGACATTGCCCAGTTTAGTAGCCGCAGTTCTCCGATAGCGGGCCGTATGTGGCTGATCGGGTAGGCGTATCCGGGCTTCCAGTGAAAGTACAGCGGCGTGAATGGCCAGCCCTGTGGGTCGCAGTAGAAAGGAATTGGCCAAGAGACGCGGGCAAGAATGTCTGTGTCTTGCTCGGCCATCGGGTCTTGCATCCCCGTGTCAGCCATCTCCAAGTGGGATTCCATTGACTTGGGCGGGACATTCAGGGGATAGGGCACACCCTCGCAAATGACTAGGTAGCAATACTTGCCAAATTCGTCGAACATACCCCGGTATTCTTTTGGGGCGTCTTTGAGCCGGTCGCCGAAACCACACTTGCTCCACACCTTGTAATAGGTGACGAGTTCGTTTGTGCTGTCCCTGTCCTCTTTCTTGCGGCCACTCTTGTTCTTTGGCTCCCTGCCAAGTTTGATGTCGGTGTTGCCTTGGTGGTGCTTTCGCAGTTCTGCTTCGTCTAGGCCGTACTCCGCTGCCACGTCAGCCAGCGGATGGACGCACCGTCTGGCACACCAGAGAATGTCGTCCATGTTGTCCCAGTCGCCGTCCATTAGGAAGTTGTCCACGCTGTCGTAGAAACTTCCCACCATCCTGACTGGTGGCTGCTGTTCGTCCCCGCTTGTGTCGAGTTCCACCAACTCTGTCCACATGACGCCCATGCCCTTCATCAGAGCCTCTCGCACCCACTTCTGCCCCTGTCGCTTCAGGTCTAATTCCTGCGGCGTCCAGTTTAGGTAGGCTTCAAGCAGATCGGCAGTGGAGCGGCGGGTGGTCTTTGCCTGCTGCTCTTGGGCTGCAAGTTGGAGAATCTGTATCTGCTCTGGCGGCAGCATTTCCGGGTTCATCCCCGGCTGCAACTGAATCCCAACGGCTTCCGGCGGCAAGTCCGGGTAGTCCATGACTGACACAGTACGCACCGGATTCCGGTGGTACATAACTGACCCAAAGACGTCGAGAAGTTCAAAGACTTTGTTGACTTGGATTCTGAAGGACGGCGGGGCAATAGAACTGTTGTACCCAGTCTCTCCCCGTGCGTAGGAGTCCTTCCACATCCAATTATGTTCGCCGTCGAAAAAATTCGCGGCTTCTTTGGCATCTTCAGTGAAACGCTCTTTGTACTTGACTGCGGAGTTGAGTTTCTTAACCCAAGTCTGGGTTAACCTCCGAAGCACTTCACTTGCTGTTGCCACTGTTAGAACGCTCCTTGGCCGATCCGTTGCTTGCCGCTGCGTAGATGGCCTTTGTGATTGGGGCAAAATCCCAGCATCCAAGTTCGGCCCAGCCGGGGCTACCGGCTAAACTAGGGTCGTCCTTGTGATGAACGCTTGGGCGATCCACCCATCCTGTCGGAGTGAAACACAAAATGCGAACTGTCGAGTCCCCCGGCGTTTGCATGACAAAACCGATGGACGGGTTACTAAAGTTATGGACGTCACTGCTAAAAAACACCATGTCTCCCATGTTTGGGATGGGCATTGTCCACTCTTTTGACTTGGCTGTCTGCGGCATTGTTGGGGTCATTTACCTGTCTCCTTTGAAGGTTGGCCCTAAGTTTACGTAAGAACCATGCTCTGCCCCAAGCATCTTTTTCCGTCGTTCCAACCACTTGACCCACCACGGTTCTTGTTCATGCTTGGGGGGTGGCCGGTGGTATTTTGGCCTGTATGCGGCCAGATACTCCATGCACTGGACGAGGTGGCATTCCCCGCGAGTGTTCGGGGCGTCGGTGACAACTGGCATCCCGTTAACGTAGTTCACCTTTTTCCTGTATCTTTTGATTTCACGCTCTAAGTCTGGGCAACTCTGGGCTAGCACCCGGAGGGTTGTTTTGCCGTCCGGCTTAATGTGCATCATCATTCTGGTGGCCTCTGTGCGGGCCGGAATGTCGTCGCACCCAGCAAGGAAACTGCTGCCGGTGGCCTTGCTCCGAATGTTGCGTTCGGCCAGTTGCTCGGTGTACTGGTCGGCTGGAGTTCGACCAGAGCCAATGTCTCTAATCCTACCGCCGTGTGCATCAATGACGAACGCATGGAAGTGGTGCCCCCTGACCTTTTGCTCAAACGCTTCACCGAATATCTTGGCGTTGCAGTGCCGCAGGTAACACTGGTCGTACGCTAGGATGAACGATTCATCTGGGGGGACTGCGGCAAACAAGACTGCCGTGACTGTGTGGCCGGGGTCAATCACGGCGTAGCGTGTCCAGAAGTGCGGTATCTGTCCGTCTGGCAACTCCGACCTGTCCATTCCGTGTATCCTCATATCAAAATTTGGATACATCAAAACCGAGTCAACAATGAAATCGCCTTCGCTACGCTGCCGGACAGTATCCAGTCCCACAGCAGACCAACGCTCAATGGACTTCTGCTTCTCCTCGTCGTCGAGCCACGCATTGTCCAAGAATCGAAGTTTGAAGTGCCTTATCTGGCTCTCGTCCCCGTGTAGCGACTCCTGCTCGTCAGCCCGCTCCTTCATTCCAAGCAAGGCGTTATTAGTGGAGTGCGGCATTGCAGACCAGCAGAATTTACCCTTTCGGTCTACAATACGAGCCAGAAGTTCTGGCACCCACTGTTCGTTATTAATGTCTTCATCTATATGAACGCGGTCTGCCTGAAAGCCCTGTGGGGGATCGCCCTCAGACGAGAAGAAGTAGATTGTCCATCCCGTGTGTAGAGTACAGGACTGGATATAGTTGGCAGACTTCAGTACCCAAGACGTCTTGGCCACTAGCCTTTCGGGGATAAGTGGGGGTGCTGGCTTGGCTTCGCCGCGACGATCTTTGTCCTTATTTGGGTCGTATACCCGCCAGTCCCCCGTGGTGGCGTCTTTGATTATCCTGAACGCCCCCGGAAGAAAGAGCATTGGGTATACGGTCAGACCTATGTGCCGCCAGTCCTTGCCAACAATTACAAGGTTTCCTTGGGACGGGTACTTCTTGTGCGGGTCTTTGTTGCAAACCGCACGGGCGTCTTCAACAAACGTACTAAGCGACTTACCAGACCGGTTGCCACCGATGACCAGAATTTCAGACGCTCGGCATTCATGCATCTGTTCCTGCATCGGACTCGGGACGTAGAGGTTCAGACCCTCGTTCTGCCTCGACTTCAGTTCGGTGTGTATCTCCCGAATCTGATTCTGGGCGTGCTGGGTCATCGTCGGGATTGGAGGTATCTTCGAGATGTTTGGCTTCGGGTGTGGCATCTAGGATTGTCCTGTTCTCTAAAACGGCCATTCTGAACCGGTTCTGGAGTTCTGCTTCCAGTTCCTCTTCCGTCCACAAGTCGAGTGGTTTCTTGGTGCCACCCTGTTCTACGTTGCCGTGGATTAGCCTCACGACAGTTTCTAGGAGTTTGTTGCGGGTGGAACTGCCCGCCTTGGAGTCGTAATACTGTTTGACCAGTATGGCGGCAAACCCAGAGACCCCGCCGAAATACTCGCAGACTTTCTCTACGAGTTCAGCGGAGTGGGGAATGTTGTTCCCACCATGCCGTGCGGCTGCGGCATAGATGTCCATGCCCGCCTGTTCAATCCTGTCCAGCGACTTCTGCCGCCGGTCAGCGGCCCTTTCCCGCTGAATCTTCTTTTGCTTGTTGAGGCATGACCGACAGACATTGGCCATCCCGCTTTTCTTGCTAATCGGGAAGTAGTCGTGTTCTGCCGGATACTCTTCACCGCAGTGGGTGCATTGACGTTTTTCCATAACTACAAAATATAACGGCCCGCCGGGGTTTCCGGCGAGCCGTTATTTGAAACGTTGAGTAGCAGAAGAAGGCTAAACGTGCTGGCTCAACAGGTTTACTCGCTGGGTGTCGTCTCCGGTAGCCTGACCGTTGAGTTGGCCAGCGGCTTCGAGCGTAAGCCCGACATGCGGGGCAGCACTAACGTCATCCACGGAGGCTGCGGAGAGAAGACCGGCACTGCCGATGGTGCAGGCAACACCGGCTGCAAGGGCACTGCCGCTCGCAGTGCGGCAGTTAACCGGCCCCTTGACGACCACCCAAACAATGTCATTCTTGCGGACGTCTACCGAAAGGTACTCGTCCACAACACCGACACACTTGCCAGCCACTACGGCGGCGTTGTCGCCGTCAATGGCATCGAAGGTGCCGAGTCCATCGTCGAGAACCACAAACCGGCCAGCGTAGCCGGTCAGGGCATCTCGGTCGAGAAGGTCGTCTCCGACGTAGCGGGCTGCTACTGCGTAAACAAGCCGGTTGCTGTACCGCTGGCCGGTCGATGGGTTGATGTCCTGAAACACCTTAACCTGACCGACAAGTTCGGTTCCAGCCGATGGCACTAGGTTGGTTGGTGGATCACTGTACTCAATAGTCTCGCTATTGAGGAGTGTGCCACCTCGTCGCCAACCCGGATCAGAAAAAATGCTTGACATAGCGTCGTTCGCTCCTTGTCTAGTTCAGAGTGGGATTAGGTGTTTGAGAAGCCATCGCTGCTGCCGTCGTTGGAAGCAGTAACAGGAGCCAACAGGAAGAAATTCCTCGGACTCTTAAATTTCATGTTCCCGAGAGTAGAACAGGCGTACCTGTATGACTGGGTTTCTTCGCTAAAGTACGGCCCTTCTGCCATAAACAACTGGTTCTCCAGACAGCGGAGTTCCATGTTTCCGATGGAAAGACCAAAACCCAGACCTGCGGGAACTGCTGCTTCGTGCGCGATTTCGCAGCCGTCCTGCTCGAACACGTCACTGAAGCCATAAGACCGAAGTCCGTTTTCTCGGGTGATAATCGCCCGTTCCTTGCTCTCCAGTGAGTTGAGGTACTGGATGAACAACTTGCGGTCGAGAACAACCATATCAATCTGGGACTCGCGTGTATCATTTCTCTTGCACTGCACAATTCCCTCTCGGGTTGCAACAACGCAGTTTTCTTTCCAGTTCTGCTGACCTCGGAAACCGGTCGAGTTGTAATTCACGACGACGGGGGAATAGAAGTCAAATTCAGGATCGACTGGAACATCTGGCCAGTTGCCGGTCGTCGTGTTAATCCGGCTTCCACCGTAGTAACCGAGTTCCGTACTCAGGCCAGCATAGTTGTCAGTCGGATAACCGAACCGGTCGCCAGTGTTAGCGGCTGTCCGCTGGTTGGCAGTCTTGGTAGCACCTTCTTCGATGGTGCCGTTGTATCCAAGGAACGACAGGGCACCGTGGAAGAAGTTCTCGTTGCCTGCGGCGTTACCGTCCACGTATGGCT